GAACGTACGTTGATGGACGGGTACAAGGAGGCGTACCGCTTGAAACGGGATATATGATTGACTGACCGGTAAAGTTGCTCTTATTCGTAATTTCTATACTCAAAGAGTCGTTTTACGGATTAAAGGCAACTTTCATCATGGTAACTTCAATAAAAAGTAGGGAGAAAAGCGTAAAAAGTAGGGAGAAAACGATAGTTTGGTAGGGAGAAAAATGTATCTTTGCGTTCAAAAGTGAAAATGTATGCAGACCGAACTCGAAAAACTTGTATCTCTGTACAGAGAATTGGGAATAGACAGGCAGATAGATTATGACAAATTCTATCTCTATTCCCTCATTACCCACTCTACAGCCATTGAAGGCTCCACCATCACCGAACTTGAGAATCAAATCATGTTCGATCAGGGAATCAGTCTGAAAGGAAAGAGCATCGTGGAACAGCACATGAACCTCGACCTGAAAGACGCATACGAGCATGCCATAAGGCTGGCAGATGCCCATACCGACATAACCGTTGATCTGCTGAAAAGCCTCTCTGCCCTTGTCTTGAAAAACACGGGGCAGGAGTACAAGACCGTATTGGGGGATTTTTCATCGGCACGGGGTGATTTGCGCCTGTTGAATGTCACGGCCGGAGCCGGTGGAAAATCGTACATGAACTACAGCAAGGTCCCGGCAAAACTGTCGGAATTTTGTACCCGGCTGAACAGGGAACGTGAAAATCATGCCGCCAAGAGCATGACACAGTTATATGAAATCAGTTTTGATGCCCACTATGACTTGGTGACAATACACCCTTGGGCAGATGGGAACGGCAGAATGGCCCGCCTGCTGATGAACATGCTGCAATTCGAGTTCGGACTGATACCGACAAAAATCCTCAAGGAGGACAAGGAAGAATATATCAAGGCACTGGTGGAAACCCGCGAGAACGAGGATTTGAATGTTTTCAGGGAATTTATGACAGCTACCATGATTAAAAATCTCACCCGTGACATAGAGGTTTACCGCAAATCCATTGACGATACTCCCATAAGTGGGGAGAAACCACAAAAAAGTAGGGAGAAGAAAGTGAAAAGTAGGGAGAAAATCATGGCTCTGCTTTCACAGGACAACACGTTGAGCGCAGCAACTCTCGCAGAACGGATAGGCATAACAGCCAAAGCGGTGGAAAAACAGATTGCCGCATTGAAAGCGGACGGGGTGCTCCGACGAATCGGGCCGGACAAGGGCGGATATTGGCAGGTGGTCGAAAAAAAGGATTGATTTTTTGGAGGGAGCGCAGTTTGCCGCCTGCCTTTTTTATTCGCTTTTCAAAAAAATGCCCTCCTATAGAAAATCAGAACAGCATACGGACCGGTAGTTTCCTACTGTCTGTATGCTGTTTCTTTTTTTGTTGTATCGACTTTTCCGTCGGTCGCTTGTTTCCGCTGCCGTCAGCCTTCCTTGTACAGACGTGAAAGGGGAAAGGTTTTCGGGCTGAATACGCTTTGCCTGCAAAGGAAGATTCTGCCCGAAACGGCACGGCCGCCCGACCTTTTCACTTTCAATGAAGTCTGTACTAACTTCATGGACGGCGAGGAAGCAGGCGGCTGCGAAATTGTCATTGGCTGTCAGAACCGGAATGTGTGCGGCTCTGGCTTCTCTTTTCCATCAGTCTGTCCATTTCCCTTGAGATTTTTTCTTCCGTTATCCTGGCATACCCTTGTGTGGTGGAAATATTGGAGTGTCCCATCATCTTGGCTATGCTCTCGATGGATACGCTCTCTGAAATGAGCAGGACCCCGAACCCGTGCCGGGCCTGATGGTACGAAAGGTCATCGTGCCTGCCCAGGATCACGCCGATTTCCCGTATCTCGTGCCAGATGGAATCCCGGCTTGGCAACGGGAACACGGGGCTGTGCATGTCGGTGGTATTGTACAGGGACAGTATCTGCTCGGCTATCGGGTGCAGGGGGATGAACGCTTCCACCCCGGTCTTCTTCCGGTTGATGCGGATGAACCGCCGCCCCTCCGCCGTCGTCCCGATATGGCACGGATGGAGCTGCTTGATGTCGGCATAGGCAAGCCCGGTGAAATAGGAGAAGATGAATGCACGCCTGCCCAGTTCCGCACGTCCTTCATTCAGGGGCATGGCCAGTATCCTTTTCATCTCTTCACGGGTGACATACTTGTGCTTGGGTGCGGTTTTCTTCTCATATTCGACATTCTCCACCGGATTGGTGCGCAGGATCTCGTTGTCCACGGCAAGATACAAGAGGCGGTTCAGCCAGCAGAGGCAGCGGTTGGTCTGCGAGGTGCTGAAATTCTTGTTCCTGATAAGGAATGCCTTGTAGTTCCTGCCGAAGTCTTCCGTTATTTCTTCAAAGGCGATGTCCTTCTTCCCCAGTGAAACAAGGTAGTCCGTCAGGTACTTCTGGAAATACTGTGATTGCCGGTAGGTGGAGGTGGAATTGATCTCCCTGCTCCGTATTCTGAGACGTTCACGCTCTATCTCGCCGATCCGGAGCAGGTGTGTCGGAACGACGAACTGCCTTGTCACCCGGTTCTTGATAATCTCCGCACTGACGACACCCTGTGTCCTCAGAATTTCCTCGTAAGTCTGTTCGATATACTTCCGGTACTCCTGCAGTCTGGCGTTTTCCCTTACCGTGCGTATGGTCCCGGTTCGGGCGTTCCAGTCTTCCGGCTTGCAGCATATCCCGGTGGTGATGGCGGTGTTCCTGCCGTCTATGGTGATGCGGCACATGACCGCAGTTGTTCCGTCAGCCTTTATCTTGCCGCGGTTGATATAGAATAGTATGGAAAAGGTACTTCTCATGATTCTCATTGTTTATGGGTTATAGAACAAGTTTCAAATCTCCGGTAGCCTCGATAAGCCTGTCCATGTCCTCGAAGAGCTTTTTCGGGGTGACGCGGGCATAGACCTGGGTCGTCTGTATGTTGCTATGCCCCAGCATACTGCTGATGGTCTCTATCGGAACGCCCGCTTCAAGGGTGACGAGCGAGGCGAACGAGTGGCGTCCGACATGGTAGCACAGGTTCTCCTTTATCCCTGCCAGCACGGCCAGCGCCTTCATGTGGTTTCTCATGCTCGGATAGTGGATCATCGGGAACAGCGTGTCCCTGCTGTCATCATGATATTTCTCTATCAGGGCGACGGCTTCCGGCAGAAGCTTCACGCTTGCGCGGAGCTCGTTCTTTTTCCGGCGGTATTTCAGCCATAGCTTGCCGTCCTCGCCGGTGTACAGGTTTTCCCGGGTGACGGTCACGGCATCGCTGTAGGCGACCCCGGTATAGCAGGCGAATAGGAACAGGTCCCTTGCCAGACGGTGGGTCGTGCGGTGCGGGTCTATCTCCACGTCACGGATTTTCTCGAAGCTTTCACGGCACAGTGCCTTGGGGGTCTTAACGGTCTGTTTCGGGAGGACGTAGTGCTGGAACATGAACCGCTCGGAATGTCCTTCCTGATAAGCCCTTTTGCACGCTTTCTTGAGAATTGCCAGGTAATGCCGTACGGTGTCCACGGCATACCCTTTCTCGTCAAGGATGAAATTCTCATAGTCATGGATGAACTGTTCCGTAAGCTGCCCGAAGGCCAGGTCTTTCGTCTTGAATTTGGTTTCAATGAACTCGCGCATGGTACGGCAGGTAAAGTCGTATGCCGGATAGGTACCTTTTGCCCGGTCTATCCCGATACGGCTCTTCACCTCATCCCTGAGGGCATCCAGCATTTTCATCAGGGTCATCTGCGTCTTCATGCTGCCCTGGAAGGCATCCTTTACGGAAGCGGCGTCAAATTCCCCCTTGCGTTCCAGAAGGGAATCGAAAGCGGCATTGATGTCAAGCAGCAGCTTGTCGATTTTCGCATTTGTTTCCACCGCCTCCCTGCTCTTGCCGTTCAGCCGGCTTTCACGGGGATTCCACAGCCCGGGAGTGCAGGAGAGCTTGCAGCTGAACTGCGCCATCGTCCGGTTCACGGTGATGCGTCCCATTATCGGGGCTTTGCCCGACTTGTCCAGTCCGCTCTTTTTGAGGTAGAGCAAAACCTTGAATTTTTCTACTTTCATACGCTTATAACTTTAGTTGCAAAATTACCTGTTTTATAAACGTTCTTTGGTATGCAAAACAATGACAATCAGTGCAATATATCGGCGTTTTAAATTATCCGATCCGCTTTGCGTTACCTCGTTCCCTTTCGGTAACTGACCGGCTAACGGTTTGGTAACTGAACATCTTCAACAATCCCCACTTTCCTGCTTTTTTCTCAAGTGGAAGAATATAGAGAAATAGTTAGTTTCCAATGGATTACGTTATCCTTTCTTCTCGTTTCCGGTGCTCTGTTTACCTATCTTATTCCACTGCTTAAGGCATACTTTTGCCACGACCACCACGCTTGCAAAGGGTGTTCCTATTGAAACCGTTAGTAAGATGTTGGGACACACCAATATAGAAACGACA